GCCCTATCACCAGCGAACATGCAATCATCGCCATTAAACCTACCAACCCTCCTCTTACCTTGACCCCACGTTAAATCGCAACAAATGTCGAAGCAAGCCTTGTTGATTAAGCACAGAATAGGGAAGCTCAAAAGGTTCCCCATCATCTGCTTTCTTGTCAAAAATGTCGTAGTCTTTCTAGACTTAGACATCAAGTGAAGGTCGCCCACTGCTGACAACATAATGCCTCTCTCCTCGTCGGTCAGATCAGGACACTCAGCTAAAACAGAAACTACTGCCTCAGTTACCCAAGGTAGTATATTATCTGTCGCAGCGGAATAATCGCCGGAGATATAAGATTCTCCTTTGCCTACATCCGCTACTATAGCCTCAAAATCTGACTTTGCAACGTCTCCTCGTACACACCAGCCGTAGGAAGTTAGGTGGTTGTAGAGCGCCTCGTGAACCGGGACTAGAACCCGCTTGACACGTGCACTCTGCATCGTAACCACTCTAAGCTTGCCCTTTTGTTTGGCAACACCAACTCTGAGCTCGGAAATGTCACCGTAGTGACCTGGCCCGACAGAGATAGTACCACCGTTAAATCGGGTTTGCTCTAAACAACCATTCTGGTCTGTGTACCCCCCCCATTCACTTTCACCCCTCACCAACGAGCGGCTACTGGATAGTCGCTTGCCCCATCCCGAGACCAACTCTCTAACACGCTCCTTAAGGACCCACGACGGATCGTAAGCCCAAGAACAGTCGACAGCCGGTACAGGACGAGTGCAAGCTTCTACCCAAGAAGCCCTCGCCTTCTGTGCCGCGGCAACGTCACAACCTGAACAGGTAACGTCAAAGATCCTAATGCAAGATTTCAAAGCAATCTTGCACTCCCTTCTCCGAAACTCACCCAAGTCAAGCCCCGCGGAGGCACATACTCCGTCAAAAGATGCCCGAGCTGCAGCACAATCCGACCCCCAAAAAAGGGGGCGTGGAATAATGAGATCAAACTCAAGTTCCACTAAACGGATCGCTTTGCACAAGGCTTTCGCGATGGACCCTACTGCTGGACAGTGGGCTGTTGCGGATGCAGAAGCATCAACCAATAAGACCATTCGGTCGCCTTTACTTTTGTGAAGGAAGTTAGGCTCACTAGATGGGTCAA